CAAGCGTACATAGCACAACCAGAAATCCAAATAGGATACAGAACCAATAAAGGTGGATTCGGGACTGTAAGGGCCATTGTAATGCTACAGCCAATACTAATAGCCCAAGCAAGAAGCTCGATAACAAAGCGAAAACGATTGCTAGCATAATCTTCCTTTACCCAATTAAAAATACCATAAAATAAATCGTTCATTAGTCTTCACGACGATTTGCGTGTCCACTGATATCAACAATAGTTTCCAAGTCATCAAATTCACGGAATACAGAATCCCATTGATCTTTCTGTGCAATACGAATTGCTTTTTTGATTACTGACGGTTTTACTTCCAGTTCTTCTGCCACGGCTTTAATAGTTTCATTTAAGCCTTCTGTAAGGTCTTGGATCTCTTGCATCACAGTCATTCCCTCTGCGACAATCTGTTTAATCTTTGCTTGTTCTGGAGCACCAAATGCTTTACTCATAAAAAATCTCCTTGTGTGTAAGTATACACTATTCAAGGAGATGTAGTCAACACTATTTTTAATTAGGTACGCAGTTGTTTACTCGTATTCCACCTTTGATCTTAGTGCCTTCTTTATGTTTGCCTTTCCAACATTTTGGATCAAGGCGTTGTTTAATTTCGTTGACTGGATGGTTATCTGTACCAAGGAAGGTCCATGCCATTTTTTTACATAAACGATTAATGTCATCGTTCTGAGTATCTTCTACAGTAAACTCAGCGTGTGGGTCGTGTTGGCTAGGATCCATATATCCACAATATACTTTTCTTACAGGACTAGCGTTGATAAGATCTGTACAGCTTGGACCGCTACGATCTGGCATCCTATCATTGCATGGACTTAGTGTAGTAATGATAATGCTACCTTCTGGGATTTTTCCATACTGTTTAATATAAGCATCCATGGCATTGTGTTCAGCATGTTTCCACTTACCATTTTCCTTAGTAGTTGTTCCTACTCCAATGTTATGATCGGGATCTAATACACAAGCACCTACAATACCAAATTGTTCTGGATCTCGGTGTTGACGACTAATAACCAGTTTGCAGAGCTTTACAAGATACTCGTCTAGATGTTCTCTATCGTGTATCTTGTAGTCTTGGCTAGTAAACTCTCTTAGTATCATTTTTTCTTCTTACTAGGATTTTTTGCACCGTAGCTAGCGGCAATAGCCATTTGGCGGACTTTCTCTGGACTCTTGTTCTTAAACTGATGATGTCCTTTGGCATTGGGAGTCTTAGATGCCTTTGCAAAATCATCAATGTAAGTTTTTACAGGAGCATTCTTAGGAATCTTTTCTGCAAGCTGGGCATGTAGTTCAGCCATATAAGGATCGTTAGTCTCTTGTTTTAATGCTTGTTGCTTGACCATCTTACGAATAAGTGCTTTATCTTCTTTTTCGTCGGGGTGATTTTCTTTCTGATAAACTTGTCCCATCTCATGCTGACTGATCATATAGTCCATTACACTAACAATCATACCTTTGGTCTGTGCAATTTTTTCTATTACCCAAGTTGGTAAGTTTTCATCGTCAGTTAATGCTTTGGCTAAATGTGTTGATACACGAACAATGGTATGTAGATCATTTTTAATCATACTTCCTTCGCCGTCGTATTCATCATTCTCGCCCATCTCATGACCTTTGCCTGGTTGAATTTCTGAACCAATGGCAGTAGCATAGCCACCCATGCCCCAGCCTTCCTCTACACCTTCACGATTCATATTAAAATCAGCTTCAGCTCGTCTTGCAGTATCTTTTTCACTTGCGGCCTTCAAACGTTTTTTAGCGTTCTCATCTCCAGCATCTGCTTTTTTCTTAAGTTCTGCTCTGTGATGTGCTTTTACATCAGCGGCATGTTGGGCATTTACTGAGTTAGGATTAAACGCTTCATCTGTTGTGCCGTTTTCTTTCTTCATTACGCCAGCATGATATCCGCTGTCATAATCATTGGACATTGGTCCATGAATATTGCTAGCACGAGGATTTCTATGACCACGCAGGCCATCTTGAAATCCATCACGATATGCTGAACTTGTTGACGGTGCTGAAGGCTTTGAAGGTTCACCTCTTTGTGCTATCATATCTTTTGTGCGTTGCTTTTCTTGATCAGGTGATCCGTGTACACGATGTTGTATACCTTTGTCTTTTAACATACTTAGGAACTGTGATTTTAGGTCATCCATTTCTTCCATATAAGGTTTCTTATGTTTTGCAACACCTTGTTTCTGTTCTTTCTTTTTATCTTTGTGTTGACCAGCACCGCCCATCTTGGCATTTTTGGCAACAAAGTTACGGGGCTTTGGAGCTTCTTTTTCTTGAGCTTCTTGACTAATAAGATTATCACCACGCTTACGAACTCCTCCCATTGGACTAGATATACTAGCAACTGAACCGGAACTAGTGCCGCCACTTGATGCACTTTCTAATGTGTAAACAGTTGCATCGTTTGTTTTTGTTATTTTGAATTCGTTATTTTTCATTTCTTTTTATTCCAGTTACTTGTTGGACTAGTTTTGTGTGTATCATCTGGTTCTACACTTTTGGTCCACGGAGTTACTTCTTTACTATCTGTTGGAACTGTATTTTCAGCAGATCTAAACATATTATATTCTTCTTCGGTATACGGGTGTTGCGTATTATACTTTTCAACCCAGCTATATGAATCCATGTCTACTGGTTTATTATCTTTTCCGTCTGCCATAGCAGTAGCCATCCATAAACGGTTCATATGGTTTGTACGATCGTATCCGCCAACGTCACGAGATTTACGAATTCCTTGTTGTACAGCGGCATGTCTATGTTTGATCTTGCCTTCTGTTTCTATAATAAATTCTTTTGCTCGCATTACATATTTCCTATTTGAGTTATTTATTCACAATTCCATTTGCGTAAACTCAATGCTTTGCGTGTAGGTTTGCCGTTGGGCTTTTTCATAGGCCCCTTCATACCCCCCATACGAGCACAAAAACTCTTACGGCGTTTAGCGGCTTTACTACCCGGCTTTAACTTGCTGGGTTTTGTAGTAACTGCTGTTTGTAGGTGACTACCAGGATGTTCTCTACGATAGCTATCTACACCTTTTTTGTTCAAACCACCGTTTTTATTCTTGCCTGCTTTACGATGCCAAGCGGCTGATTCATCTATTAATTCCTCATCATCAACAGATTCTAATTCTTCCCATATCTGCTCACTGTCTACACCATGTTGCTCTGCCCAGTATTCAATCATCTCTTCAATCATGTCAAACTGATTTTCAAAGTCATGACTTTCATTGTGCTTTTTCTTACCTGCACAATGTGCCTTTTGGCTAAAGCCTTTGGGGTGGCTACAGTTTATACTGTTTTTATACTTTTGACTCCAGCCCTCAATAATAAATTCATTTGCTCTCATTTTATACTCCTACCAAACCAATGTTGAAACCATTCTTCAGTACCGGGCTTAATGCCCTGCTCTCGCTGTATTTGACCTTTGTTGCTACCTATAATCTGTGGTCTTAATGTAGCTTTATACTCTGCTAATCTTTCATTAGCACCTAATCCATTCATTGCTGAGGCTGCCTTCAGTTCATGTATAGGATCTGTAGGTGCAAGATAACAATCGTCACTACTATCCTGAGTGAGATTTTCTGTGGTTATCCTATATTGTTTCATTTTAGTTGAGATTCAATAAGACGGGCAATTGCTTCTGCTTTAGCAAGTTCCCAATTCTCACCGATATTATTAAAGTTATCTGTCGGGCCTTTTGCCACACCTTGCTCATTGGTTGTTTGTTGCTGAAGCAATTCCTGGGCACGTTCTTTACTAATCAAAGGTCTTGGGTGTGTTCCATCTATAACGCTTTGTAAGTATTCTTTGCTAAACCCTTTTGGTTTTTCTAATTTAGCAGGAGTAGGAACGCTTTGTTGTTTACCATTTGCTCTTGCTTGTAATTCTGCCTTGGCATCGTCTATACTGACCATTGGTCTTGGATGTTCACCTGATACTACTTGTTGTAGATACTGTGTATTGTAATTGCTCAAATCAGCAGCCTGAGCATGGCCTGCCCCTAACGCTCCCAATGCCATTGCACCACCTACAGCCCAATCTTTCCAGCCTTCCGCCACACCTTGCTTTATCCTACTCAATTCGTATATAACTATGTCACCATTGTCGGCACGGAAAGCTCTATATCCTAACGC